CGTGATGGTACGATAAGATCATCACCATAGACAGAAATGCGGCCTCGAACTTTGATTTGAGTACAAATCGCCCGGGTAAGTGCCCAGAAGATGAGTGACTCAAGCTCAAAGGTAAATCCGTTCCCCATGGAACTGAACATTTCCAGAGTATGGATCTGTCCATCCGGAAGGAGAGTGGATTTGACGCGCAGATCATCAAGAAGAGACCACCACTCAAACGGCAACAAGTCAAAGACGAGTTGTTTTGAGATGGAGTCACTAGCGGAGCTAAGATCAAGTGTGGCAAGGCCACGCTCAATTGCAACTCGTGCTAGATTCTTGTTGACGGATTGATCGTTAAGATCAATACCGAAGACCTTCATCCTTTTACGGATGTGAGATCCCACTGTGCGTTGAAGCAACATATTGATCTCAGGCTCTTTACAAGCCACCCGATCAATATCTGTCTTTTTCGGGACCGTGAACAACACACTAGACTCCATCAACTCAACCGGCTGATCCTCATATCGCGTAAACTTCACGATTTGGGACCAGTGGGGAAGAGCTGACTTCGAGACGTGTGCTGTGCCCGTGCACTTAGTAAGAGCAGCAAATTCGCTGCGTCTTACTCGCGTACTAGCTCCATTGGTATGACTCCCCCCGGATAAGACATCCGGATAAATGAGGGTACCAAGGACTTGCTTTATGATCTTGCGAGCAGCAACAAGAATGCTACTGCTTGTACAAGGTCCAAAGTCTGTCGGAGATATACTGTTAAGGTATATCCTCGAGTTAGTACGTGCGTTGGTCGTCTCAACAGCCAGCCATTTAGAAATGGCCGCTTGTTGACGAGTCGAAGCGGGAACTAGTCTTTCGTCGAGATATTTCGATAGAAATTCCGACTTAAGGTACTGTTCCTTATACGACCCTTCCTCGGCGAGCTGATCGATAAGATCAGTTAACTCGCGTTGGAAAGAACCAGCGATGTGGGCGGGTAGGAAGTTGGGATCACGTTTAGAACGTGCCTCACTTCCAGCGTTACGAGCCGCTAAGCGTTCTCGTTTCATCGATGACCTCCTTTGAGGGAACACCTAAGGTGTCAGGGCGAAGTCCACAGACTCCTTCATCGCTTTCAGTTGTAGCATGATGCGTTCGACATCGTCGAAACCATCACTTTTCATGGATACCAAAGTGGTAGCCAGGACAACTAGAAGCACGACCTGTACCCAACTCATGGCAAAGATTCCCATGAGCTGGGCACGAATATATCGAACCAAGTTCATATGAACTCAGTAGATATTTTCGAGGTCGG